TCAGGTACAGGACTTACAATAATCGTGGAGCCATTGTTAGAAGCTGTAGAGAGTTCTTTATCAAAATCAGCATAATATCTAGGCAAAGCCCTTAGCGTTGAATCTGTGGGATCTACAATGAACTCACGCATAAAAGATGGATGTTTTTTGTCTAAATAATGATAATCGCCACTTGCATCTATAACAGCTAATGAAAAACTCATTTGATAGTCAGTTGGCGTTGTAAGATATGTATTACCAGTGGTTAAACTACCTGTGACGTTTTTTCTGAAATAATCAAACTGAATTAGCTCAAATATCCTTTCTTCAGCATTTTTAATAAAGTCATCTAAACTGTTTACAAAAGTTGTTTCTTCGTTTTCTACGTAGTTTTGTATAAGTGTCTTTAGTTCTGCTAAGGTCATGTTATTACTATATTAACCGTACCTAAACCGCTTGTCATCTCATCTACAGTGAAGTTTGTAGGTAAAGTTGACGGGTTCATATAGTCTGGTCTAAAAATATTTGAATTAACCACAACAACAAATCCTTCGCCCTCTTCATGGTCATTATTAGGTCTAGGGTTATATAAAGCCTCAGGATCAGCAGTGGCTCTTAGTGGAGTAAGTTGAGGATGTTTTGGCTCATACATGTCTGGCCCAACTAACAGACCATTCCAAGTCCTTTTCATTTCATTTAACTTATATCTAAAACCACTTATGTCACATATTCCGTATGCGTTTTTACCTTTAGCGTATGCCATCAGCTCATCCTTAAATCAGGTCTTAATCTAAATGAAGCTCTGTCTTCGTCTTGATCTGCAGCTCTTCTGAACTCTTCTTCGTATAGTGCTTTTAATTGTGGAGTAAGCTGTGGATTTCTTTTCATAGAAAGATAGTAGGCTAACCCTGCAACAAAACAGGGATAAAACCTAAAAGGCATATCCATAGTATTAGTAGCCGCATCTGCATCATCCATTCTCACTAGCTTATTAAACACTAATATATCTGTGCTATTTTCTGGTGCAGGCCATACTTTTAAAGCAGGTGTAGTTAGTTTGTCAAAAAAGAACTGTGATGGTCTTGCTTTTGTTTCTTTATTTGGGATGTTTAAATACTCAGATCTACTTATTCTGTTCATGCTAATATCAGTTTGCTCTTGATTTACTGTCCTACGCACTACAACGTCTAAGACATCAATTACATTTGCATTTAATGAGTAACTAGATGTTCCTTCTGTAACAGTCTGTGTAGCTTGTTCTATTGTCCATTGATTTAGACCCCTATTAGCCCACTCTGCTAACATAAGATTTACACTTCTAATAGCAGTTTTAAGATCGTATCCTGTTCTTAATTCAGCACCGCACCTTTCGTATGCCTCTTCAATAAACTCTGTTACGTTGGGTTCAAAATTTGTGCTTCCAGATAATGCCATTAATCTTTCCTATCGTCTTGATTATATAGATTATCAAATGTTGTGTATGAATCCATATAACTGTCGTGTTTCTCTGCTGAGTGAATCCATTGACTTGGTGAAAAGTCAGGTGGCCCTTCACCAACACGCCAAAGAGCTGGGTTTGTTGCTCTCACTCTATTGTTAGGTAAAGCGACAAAATTACCAGTGTATTCACCAGCGTCAGTCAAGTATAGCACATGACTTTGTTTATGTTGTGCAGAATCATCTGCAATACTATTTTCTGTATAATCAACAGTAAACATATAGGTTCCCGTGTAGAACTCTCCCCCTATTTTACATATCCAGGGTGAGGAGCTAACTCTATCTAAAACAACTACTGAATGATGGTGACTTAAACAATCCCAAGGTTGTGCTAAATGATCCTCCATAGGTGTAGGCCATTCATCTACTGGTACATCAGCGATAAGAGCTTGAATAGGCATCCTTGCCCACATAGCACCACCGTGTATGTTTTCTTCTGGATAATCTTCAAGATCCGTTTCACAACCAGTAAATACTACTTGAAAAGACAAAGATCTGTCTGGAATTGTGTTGACTGCAAAAGCTAATGCGTGCAGGTACTCACCGTGATATTTTTGATGGTTTGCAGTAAATTCTTTACGCACCCAACATTTGAACTGTGGTATGTTCGATATTAAATAAGACAAAATAACCCCCTAGTCTTGTTTTTAAACTCTTCCGCCTTTTGACATATACTTACTAGCTTTACCGCCTTTAGCCATATACTTTGAAGCTTTACCACCCTTAGCCATGTATTTAGATGCCTTACCACCTTTTGCCATGTACTTAGATGCTTTTCCTCCTTTTGCCATGTACTTAGATGCTTTTCCTCCTTTTGCCATATATTTTGAAGCCTTACCGCCTTTCGCCATGTATTTGGAAGCTTTGCCGCCTTTAGCCATATATTTACTGACTTTGCCGCCCATAGCATATCCTTTAGTTCTTCTATACATAATTAATCCTTTTTCTTTGGTCTGCCTTTTTTAGCAGGTGTTTTCTTTGCAGCAGCCTTTTTTTTCGGCTTTACTTGATTGCCAGAAGAATCTAAATAAATACGATCTTCGACAACGGGCTGATCAGGTCTGACTTTTGCATCAAGTCTTGCTTGTAATTTTGGATCTACACTAGATTTTTTCTTTGGCATATCTTCTCCTAACTAATAGTTGTGACCTTTCTTTTTTCTGGTCTGACAGCTCCACAACCTCTTGCTATAAAGCCACCTTTTTTCATTTTAACACGATTTTGTTTTTTCATGGCTTTTTCGATTGCCATACCTCTTTTCATTTCATAGGATGAAATTTTGCCATCTTTATTAAGATCTGCTTTTTTTCTATTTTTTAACATTGTTGTGCCTCCTGTTTTCATAGAAACTCTAGCCTTTTTTGTGTTTGCAACCACTGTTTTACCTTTAGCACCTGCTCTTTTTTTCTTTCTTGCAGTTTTTGCTCTTTCTGATTTTGATAAACTTCTAGCCTTTGCAGCTGGTAGACATCGATCTGGGTTTTTTTTGTCTTTGCTTGTGCCACATTTACCTTTAATAGAACCATCTGTGCCTATACGTACCCAGTTTTGTTCACGCCACTGTTTAAGCTGTCCCATTACCTTAATCTATCTGACATTACAGCGCCTTGCCCTCGAATACTAACAAAGCCTCCCTTTGCCTTTTTCTTTCTTTTTTTACTGCCTTTTGCATAGTTAGGATCTTTACAATACTTTGATGCGGCCATATTGGCATATGCAGAAGGATATGTGTCAAAAGTTCTTTTTGCCCAAGCTTTTCCTTCGGGACAAATTTTTCCTCCACTTTTAACCTTTCCTCCCTTTTTCATTTTAATACTGCGTAATGTCTTAGCTTGTTTTGCATGCGTTTTGCTTGCTTTTTGCAAGCCCTTAATAACTTTTTTTAATTTTTGTTTTGCCATTATTTGATTCTACCATGTTTTCTTCGGATCGCATCTTTGCCCCTTCTAAATATTTCTGCTTGTCTTGGTTTGCCACCATATTTAGATCTTTGTTCTCCTACTGTCAATATTTGTATTAATCTAGCAAAAGGTTTTTTAGTTTTTTTAACTTTAGCGACTGTATCTCTTGCATCTTGGACTGTAGCATATTTAATTGAGACTGTATCTCTAGGGTTTTCATCAGTGTAAAGCCTTCGACCAGATCCTTTAGGTTTTTTACCAGTGCCTTTTTTTGGATCTGACTTAGCCATTTAACACTTCCACCTTCTTCTAGCTTGTCTAATTCTTGAGTTTGGATTGTTTCTTGTTTTTGCAGAGCTTTTCTTTAATTGACCTAATGATCTAGCACAAAAGGATTTTCTTCTTTTTGCTGCTTTGCTACCTTTTTTCACTTTTCCAGTAACTGCACCTTTTAATTTAGATCCTGGATTTTTCTTTCGGTATGCCTTGATGCCTTTACGGGTCATTCCCGCCCCTTTTTTAGTAGGGCGGTAATTACCACCTTTACCAGTAGTCCTGCGTATCTGTTTAGCTTTCCTTCTGGCAGCCATTCATTAATAATTTTTATTTAAAACTAAAATAATAGAATAAGCATCACCGCTAGAATGTCCAATAGTAGTGAAGTCTATATCTCCAGTTACACCTGAGCCTGCATTGTTAGGTATACCAGAAAACTGGTCAAAATACTCGTCACCAGAACTATCTGGAGCCAAAGTCACTGCTAAAACATTAGTGGTTGCATCAAATTCTATATCAACACCCATGCCTCTACAAAACCAATGTATCCTGGCTATAGAGACGCTGGTACAAGCTTCCCCTGCACTGTTGGAGGTCAATGCGGATACATCTACTTTTTTAACACTAGATTCGCCTGTACCATCAGACTCGTTTGTAAACTTTAAGATAGCAACTCTTTCACCATCTTGGATAGTTTGTGAGGTTACTGTATCTGCCATTGTTTACTCCTATCTTTCGACTGCTGCAACTACGTAATCAATTGTCATAGTTTGTGCAGAAGCTTCACCATTTTGAATACCAAACGATACTGTAAGTTCTTCATCATCTGGTAAGTTAGTGATTGCAACACCTACTGGTTTTGCATTGTTTATTGAGTAAAAAACTTTTGAAGCATCGGGATCTATAAACCATGTAGTAGTTATGAAAGTATCGTCAGCCATAGTTGCTACATCTTCTGTAGTTGTAGCTGTATTGTCTTTCTCAACTAAGAAATCAAGGCCAGCATCTCCGTCTGCTGATATAAAGAACACGCCATCTGTAGTATCAAGTGGTGTTGTATCAGTAATACCTAGACCCATAACAAAGTCTGATTGGTCAACGTCATTTACTTTAAATCTAGCTGAAAAGTAAGCTTTTTTACTTGTGCTTAGTTTGAAACCCTCGCCTTTTAACTGTAAAAAGTCTAAGTCATTATCACCAGCAGCATTGGTAAGCAATAAAGCTCCACCAGCTGACGATGTAACAGCTTCAGATGCACTTCCTGTGCCAGCTTCAGTAGTTGTAATCGTCCAATCACCAGAGTTATATGTAAAAAAGTCATTGTGATACATATAAAACGTCTGATCTGACGGGTATGGTGCAAACATAGGCTGGTTTTTCTTGTGCTCGGAAGCAACAGTATTACCTGCCCAGAGTATTAAGTTTTGAAAATGTGGATTAGCCATTATGAACTCCTTTATCTTGTATTAATGGAAACCTTGCGGCCCTCATCAAGCTAATTAATTTTATAACCTTCTAAATTCTATACCTAAATTTACAGACAAGCAACAAAAAAGGGAGCCGAAGCTCCCTTAGAAAATTGTAGATGAGTTAGAAACGCTACAATAAACCGTTCCTTAAGCTCCTTGAGAACCGAATACGGCTCTAAAGTTTGAATATCCGAAGCTATAACGCTCTCTAGCCTTATATCTCATATTACCTGTATCGAAGTCTCCCTCTAATGCA